AGCAACCTTTAGATTATAATAATCATATACCGATACTGCTTGCTTTAAATCATCTTCGTGGAATTGGGTTATTAATCCATCATGTGAATTGATGAGTTCGATGTCGTGCCCATTTACATTATTGATTGTTAAATTATTCCATTCATAGTGATCCCAACCTTCTCCCAAATCCACAGAAATATTCCAAAATGAAGTTCCATGAGATGCGTCAAACGTCAATCCATCCCAACCATCAACATATTTATCGATTGGTATTAAGCTTGCGGACTTTTCTAAAGCAAGTTTAAGATTTGCATAAAATGCTGGTGCATAAAATGAATCGTTGGTAGAATATAGATCTACTTGTTGGCCATCTCTGCCATAAATTACACCATTAGGGAATGCCCTTTCATAGCAATCACCATCTGATTCACATTGAATTAAATTATTAATAGTCAATCCACCTGAAGCAGTCCAAACCAAACCATCTTTAACTATCGGAAGCCTATTTAGATCTAATCTACAGTCTAAATTATATGGTAAATAATTACCAAGCATCAATGAGCTTTTTCTTTTAACTCTGTCAATATTAGTTAAGTTTGATTTTGTGTAGACAATTGGGGAGAAAGAACCAAAAACTCTAAATCCACTAGGATGCGCTATTTTTTTAATAATTTCAATATATTCAAAGTTTGCAACTTTGCTTTTTATTACATATGAAAAATCATGATAATAGATATTATCTGGCAAAACTTTATCTGATGATAATTTGCCACCTTCGTCTAACCAAGAACCATTTGCCACAAGCCCACCCGGTAAAACAGACGAGTCAGTTTTTATTATATTTCCTGATTGCAATATGATGGACAGTTCTTTTATAATTTCTGCACCAAACACTATCGTTTTTAGATAGGTTTTTCTTGCGGAGAGAAAACTTCCTCTTAAATTTTTAACAGAAATATAAGCAACAAGATTTCCATTTTCTCTAGTTGTTTGGAGAGATTCTAATGTACAAAATCCTACAATAGATCCAGCAACTTCTTGATAAATTGAACCAACCTTTAAATTATCTAAAAAGTTTAAAGAGGGTATATTTATTTTTATAGTATTTTTTATCTTCCAAGTGCCAGATGATGTACGCAAAATGTCAATTTTTGGATAATATATTTTTATCTCAACATCGTGCAGCAATCTCATTATGAATTTAATAGAATCTTCTGTTCCCTTTGAATCAAAAAATTCTTTTATGTTTTTTATAATATTTTTATCATTTATTGGTAAATTTGTTTGTGTGTCTTTTGTGTAATTTAGTGTAAAATCTTGCATCAAATATTGTTTTAGTTTATCTAAAACAAAATCTGGAACTGTATCTAAATTTATATAATTTTCTAAATTATATGGTATTAATCTTGGATCATTAGAAGTTTCTAAGAATTCATAATATGTTTTTATAAAATCTATAAACTTTGGATAATCTGTTCTGATGAATTCTGATAATTGATATTGAACAATTTCTGAAATTGTTTCATCTTTTTGTACAGCAAAAAGAATATTTTCAAATGGCCTTTCGATATCGGTATCTACTATTTTTTCATCAAATTTATTAACGCAATATGCGCTTATTAAATTATCCCCTTGATTAACCATAACAGAAAAAACTTCTTTAGTTTTATTAGAAGTGTGTACCAATGTCCCATTAAGAAATAATTTTATTGATTTAAAATTAATATCAATATTATCAACACTATAAGATATTAAAACATTCGAAGTGAATGTTAATTCATCTATCTTAGGTGATAAAATATTGATGACGTTATTTTTCAATTACTTTTTCCCTTATATGGTATATAACTTAAAGTTAAATCGATAGATGCAGAATCGACTAAGTCTAAAGAAAGTATATCATTTTTAGAAGCCATTATATCTTTATATCTTGGTCTAATGATCACACTTAGTGGATTTGCATCGACAAGGGATGTTGGTTGAAATTCATTCAATTGGACAATTCCAGTATCATAATCAACTGAGCCTATTTCTAGCAATACAATTTCTTCTTCAGTTGTTGCATCAACATAAACAATATTAATCATTCCAGATGAATCTTTTAATTGGCATAGTCTATTTTGAGCTGTCTTATTGTCATAATAATAAAAACCAGTGCTATTTACCACACTTACGTCGCAGTTTTCACTTATATAAATTTCATTTTTAAAATTTAAAGTATAATTTAATTTTTGAAAGGTAGAGGGATTAAATCTTTTTTCGAGCAACACATCAATTTCTGACGTTATAATAGACGGATCTGTTTCTAATATTGAAGATAAAATTTTGTTGGTATAAAAATCACCATCAAAAACATAAATATTATTTTCTGCAAAATCAAATATTTTATTTTTTATTCTGCTTTCTAGGTTTGTTCTTGTTGTTTTTAATTTTATAGGATCAATAGTTGCAGATACTTCTAATTGAATATATGTGACATCGGGATCCACAACAACCGGAACTATACCGACAACTGATCTTTTCTTTAAAATAGAATTAATTATATTTTCTTTTTCTTCTTCAGATAAAAATAACCCAGATTCTGTATTAACGGAAACATAAACTTTTCCGTACTCTGGAGGAGTGTTCTCTTCGCCGCCCCAAGATGAAACTGATTTTATATTTGGAAATTCTTTTGTGATTATATTTTTGTAATCAGAAGACGTTACTGCTCTTTCTTGTGTTGTAAATGATTTTGGTGCATTTATCTTAATTGATTCTTTTGTTTCTCTTTCTTGACCGCCAGAAGAAGGAACTAAAACATCTATGGTATATCCTAAATTTATAGTAAATGTATTTGAGTTATCATTTTCTCCTATACCATTGCCAGCAATAGCATCAGTTTCAAGTACAGAAACTGTTATCTTGTTACCATCTTCTAATCTTTTTCCAATGACACCATCACCAAAATAAATTTGATAAAATCCTCTTGGCCCTTCTTCTAAGAAAAATACCTTTGAATCCTGACTTACTTTAGTTATGTCCTTTGCTTCTTCCCAAACATCCTCTGATCCCGTATTATCGTCTTCGCTAACTTGAACATTGACTTTTATGGTTGTCGCGTCTATATTCTCATACGGTATTGTATATTTTCTGAAGGGAATACCTTCATCGTGTATGAAGGAAACTTCTCTTAGATCTCCTTGATATATTTCTATAGGTCCAGTGGAAATAGATGATATTGTGCCATCATCGTTGAACGACGATGGTGACATTACATATGTTTCTAAATTTACAAATTTAACAGTAGTGTCTCCTGAAATTGCTCTAAAAATTTGGCCTCTTGGTAAAGTTATTTGATCTTGGTTATTTGATAAAACATCAACAATACACACAGCAGCCTTTCTAGATTTTGGTGTGTATCCTAATAATTTTGCCAACGATACAACAGAAGACCTTTTTGTGGCACTGTCGATGAACATCTCATTAAATACCATGTTATTATAAAAATTTTGGTAATATGTATTATAAGAAAGAAGATCAACAAGAACACCTAAAGCAGAGGCTTCAAAATTATAACCATTAAATTTATCTTGAGATTTAAAAAATTTCAATAAATTTTGTTTTATGCCATCAAAATCTGCTTTTGATATATCTCTGTTCATCTGATTCTTTCTAGTACTATTTCTACTCTTGAGATCTGTTCTTTATCGGAAACTAATTCAAACTCTATATTAATTATAATAGAATTCTGTTGTTCGTTTGCTTTTATTTCTATATTTCTCAAAGCAACTCTTGTTTCATATAATTCTATTAAATCTGTAATTTGTTTTGTTAATTCTTTTTCATAAAAATAATTAAACTCTTCAAACAAGAACTCACGTATATTTAGATTTAAATTTACATTAAATGGCCTTTCTAATAAAGAAGTCAGTAAAAGTGTTTTTATTGATTGTTTTATTGCGTCTATATTGGTTTTTATAGTAATATCACCCGTTATCGGGTGAGCTGAAAAATTTAAATCTAAATCTCGTATTTGTGCTTTATTCATTTTTTGATATTAATGAGTTTAATACTCTTCTATAATAAGCCATTCTCATATCGACTTCTTCTTGAGGTATACCTTCTATCTGATCAAACGAACACCACTCACATATTAAATAACCTATTTTTAACCCTTTTTCATTTTTTAATGGTAAAAATGAAAATGCTATAGTACCTTTACTTTCTAAAAACGCTTTAAAATGACTTTCTTTGAGATCTAATGTATAAATTGTTCCAGAATTATCGTTTTGCAATAATTCCATCATTTCCATAAAACGCGTAATTAGATGCCCCTGCGGCCTATCCATTGATGATTCTACGCCAACTTTGCAAGACTCATGTGTAGTTGTAAATTTCATTATAGATGTGCTATCAAAAAAATAACCACCATTATGAAACTTGACTATAGCTGCCCTACAACCATTTAATTTTATTCGCAATTCACTTAAAAATTCATCAATTTCGCTATGAATTCTTATAAAATTATTTTCTACGCCCTTACTTTCTCGGTATTCTTTTAAAAATTTTTTAAATTTTGTTACAAAAACTAGTGTACCCCCCATTAAAAAGGATACTACATACATGCCTATTGTAAAAATGTGTTCTGTGGTGCTGTTCCAACTCATTACTTTCCCTCTGTTTATAAATTATTTATAATAATATTAGCCGCAGATTACCGTATTTGAACCTGTTGCTGTGTGGCCACACGATGCAGGATCCCCCGCTCTGGCCATAGAAACGCCACCAACAAATACACTCGATGAGCCACTGACTAATCTTGCGGCACAATGACTATCACACCCCGGATTTCCACAACACGGATGAGCCGATATTTGAGAGCCAGCAGTTGCAACTGGTAGGCCATTACATAAAACACTAGTATTTCCATTTAGTATTGTACCCCCACCGACATCATCTCCAACTCTAGCAATACCCGGCATTAATTTTTCCTCTTTCTTGACTGGGTTGCAACCCAACTTGGTGCTAATTTGAATTCTTTCTTTATTTCCGTATCTGGTACATATCTATAAACAGCACCACCACCATTGAAACTTAAAATTGGCGCATCCAAATTGATAACTGCAGAAGAAAATACGTCAAAATTTGAACCAGTTGATGTATAAAACGCCCCCTGTATTAGTTGGGTGAGATTCATTCCAAAATGAAATTTTGTATTACCTTTCACTACTGAAAAAACATCATTTTCTATATATTCGTCTTTAAATTTACTTCTTAATTTATAAGAATTATTGATCCTTAGCTCAAAATCACCTATAGTTGTATGTAAATAATCTCCTCGTTCACCATTTATAATAGTTTCTCTATCATTTCCAATTTCTGTTAAGACGTTTTTCCCTACTATGGTGTGCATTTTGCCTGTAACTTCTAAATTATAATCACCATTTACAAAATGATTATAATTGCCTTTTTCTTGTCGAATATTCATATCGCCGTCCTTCATATGCAAATTAACGTCACCATTTTTCATTGTAACATTTATATTACCACCTTCTAAATATAAATTAATATTGGAATTTCCCCCAACGTAAATGTCAAAATTTACATGTTCCTCTCTTTTGTTTTCTATTTCGTCTTTGTTTATTGTTATTTTGTAACCTTTATCTATGGTTGTTTGTGCATAACCATCGACGTGTATGTGTTGATCTCTATAAACACTGTGCCATTCATCGTTTGTTATTATCGTTGTTACAGTTCCTGTTGGACCAATATCAAATCCAGTTCCCGTCCTATGTGAATAACTTAAACGTTCAGAGCCAGGAGTATCATCTATTTCTGAATAATGACCAGACTCTGAATTATTTGTTTTATTGAATGGGTATATGCAAACTGGTTTAAATGCCGGATCACAGTCTCCGGGATCTTTACATTCTATTTTTTCCCCGTGCTCAAATCCAATTTGAGACTTTGAAGGGGGAATCTCTCCACCTGGAATTTGTTTTGGTTTTTTTGCTTTACCTCCGGATAATTCAGATTCTGTACCCCCTCCACCCCCACCTCCTCCACCTCCTCCACCTCCACCAGAAAAGGGTGAAGATTTTTGTTGTACATTAGTTTTTTTATTTCCTAATTGTGGTGGAGATTTTATTTTTTGAGTTGGTTGTACTACTCTATTATTTTGATTTGGTGCTGAAGTTCGTTTAGAACCATTAGATTTTAAAACAGAACCACCTTGTTTTTGTTTTTGCTGTATATTTCTTTTTGAGGATATATTTTTTTGTGTTTTATCTTTTTTAGATTTTATTCCTCGGGTGGGAATTTTCTTTTTATTTGACGAAGTAGAACTATCAGATTTACTCTTATCTGGTTCTATAGGTTTTATTGGATCGCAATTTTCTGATGACATTGTTTATCTCATGGGGTGTATGCTGAAGAATCGTATATGA